GCATATCCAACAGCACCTAAAAACTCACCAGAATGGGACGCTCCAATAATTGCAAGTGGATGGAATAAAAATGGATGGAAAATTTGGCAATTTACCAGTTCTAACAATAAACAAGATTTAAATGTGATGAAAACGGATTTTTTTAACAATCCCCCTTCAATAACATAATTTTATAACAAATCTTTCTTTAATTCATGAAGTTTGATAATGTCATCATCTACAGATTCTGAATTGAATTCCATTAATTTAATTTTTTGGATTGCTTGAATCTTGATATCATCAACAGCATCACTATTAATTTCTTCCATTATTTTTAAATCTGTGCTCTTATAGTCTTCAAGAAGTTTTTCTTTTGTTTTATCATCTGATACTATAAGAGTTTTAAGTAATTTTTTATCATCCTCAGATAATGATTCATATTTGGTATTAAATTTATTAATTGCAATTTCTATAACGTCTTCATTTACTGCTTCATCATATACAACACTTTCACTAATACTTTGCTTGGTGTTTTTTACGTGATTTAACACTATTTCGAATGATTCATGAATATTGTCAACATCTACTATGTCATAATTACTAAGAGATTCTTTAATTAAATTACCAACAGCAATATATAATTGAACTTTATTATCATCAACCTGAACATCTTCAGTAAGAAATAATTTTAATTTCTGATGTTCTCTTTCAAGTTCATCAAGAGTATAAACCTCAAACAGCTTAATGTTATTATCAATATAACGAGTTGCAATTAAATCATTTTCAATATGTTTATTTTCAATGTTACTAAACACTTTAAATTCCAATTGTAAAATTGGAGAATTTTTTACTAAATTGAAAAAGCTATTGGTCAATTGTTTAGATTCTTCAATTAAAGTATTACTAAAGTAAGCGTCCTTTAATTTTTTGGAAACTACTAAATTAACGATTCCTATATTGATGCTTTTCATACGGTATGATTTATTATAAATACTATAATTAACTATAAAGGATTATTTTATTATTCAATTAACTCAATGTTTTCAATGTTTTCAAAATCAATGTCTTCTGTTTCATTGAGTTTCTTTTGTTTATTAATGCTTTCAGTATTCTCAAGTAAAACATTGATTTCATTAATCATGGCTTCAGCATTTTTATTTAATTTCGTATTGATTTCATCATTTTCTTTAATTATCTCTTTATGCCTGTTTTCCTGTTTCTGCTCAGGATGCTTAGTTGTACCAAATACCAATTTTTCAAGATGATCATTATATTGTTCTTCGGTCATTCTTGATTCAGCTAATGGAGGCATTCCGCCACCAGCAGGAGGCATACCAGTAGCACCACCACCAGCAGGAGGCATTCCACCACCAGCAGGAGGCATACCAGTAGCACCACCACCAGCAGGAGGCATTCCACCCTGTTCAGTACCACCACTAGGAGCACCAATCGTTGCAGCTTCAGGTTCACCGAATCTTTTATCAATATCTGTAAATAAACCTGATTTCTTAATAGTAACAGGAGAATCCATAAGTTCTTGCATAACAACTTTTTCCATTTTCTGTTGTTTCAAGTCTTCAACAATTTCTCTATCACTCATATTAAATAACATACGTTTTGCGCCAGTATGTGACATTGCAGCAATACCTGCTTCAGCACGTGTTAATTCAGTATATGTTTGTGATTTTTCACGCAATAGTTCTGCTTTAAGTAATTCTTGTTGTGTTGAAGGATTGGTAAGTGTCAATGTAAAATCACTTAAATCTTCACCACTATAACCCAATAAATACAAATGTATCATTGCCATTTTATTGAGTTCTTGAATCATTGCTTGTTGAATACGATTAATCTTTTTAGAAAATCTTATATCATACTGTGCCATGATTTTACCAGCACCAGCAGCATCCTGAAAACTTAAGAATGGTTTTGGAATACCAAGCCCTATAAACAAATTGTCCCGGAGGTATTCGATGTCTTGTATGGCATCTAAGTTGCTGTTGTAAGTGAATATACCACAGGTAGTTGCGAAGGTATGATAACTATGTAATTCTTCTTTTCCATCGATAGTAATTGTGCCTGTATCCATTTTATCTGGTAAGAAATCTATTGAAACTATTTTATGGTTATAACAAGGTACTTTATGTTTGAAATCGTTAAATCCATTATAATTAAAATATTTAAATATTGAATAAATTCCTCTTATTTTAATTATTGATATAAATTTATATTTATAAATTTTTTTTCTACCGTCATTATAATTTTCAATAAAATCATCAGACGAATTTAATTTGGTCAATAAATCAGCAACATTTTTAGCGTCTCTTCCCAATTTAATTAATAAAGTATGTAATTCGTCAGAATAGTTATATGATTCAAATGAGTTAACATATTCGTTTTGTTTTGTGGTTGTTTTTTTTATATATTCCTCATTTTTCCAAAGGTTTTTTCTTAAATCTGACATTTTTTCTTTATAAACATCGCTTTTCCAATTTTCAATACCACATTTGCTTAAAGTTTCTCCGATATGTTTTTTAGCATTAAATTTAATTTCATTTGAAATATTAGCATTATTCCACCAATTAAATTCAGGTGAATTGATTGAAGAATGATAATTAATGTGGTCAACATTACCCATTTTAATAAGATTGCTTGGATTGTTATTGAATCTATTAAAATCTTTATGATGTGTCACATTATATTTATTTATATCGTTAATTAAATTTATGACATTAATTAAGTTTTTTTCATTATTATAATTTTCCATATAATCTGAAACCATTTTATGGGTATTTATCCATTTATTTTTAGATATGTCGAATATTTGTTCATATTCCTTTTTTTTATATATTTCTTTTGTTCTTTTGTAAAAAGGCATTAGTGAATTTCCAACCACCAAATCTTTTGCTTCAATTTTTTTAAATTCCCTTAATAAAAATTTATGGTCAGGTGTGCAAGTTATGGTTTCACCATTATCTAATGTTATTTTAACAACATCAGTATTTTTTCTTGTGATACCTGCCCATGTAATTTTACCCGGTACAATTTCTCCTGTCTCTGGATTAATTGAATATGACCATAATTCTTTTCCAGAATTAAATTCATTAATAATTTCATTTAGTTCTAAACTACGACCATCAAGCAATTCTATTTTAGTATCTAATGCCAAGCATGCACCCGGGAGTGTATCAATACCTGTTTGCGTATTCGCATTTCTTACTGGCAAAAAATAATCTTCATCATTACCAAGTATATTAAAACGATAATCGATTTGTCCATCATTTGGAGCTACTTGTGCAGTTTTTTTGAACTTGGTAGCAACTTTATAAATATATTCTTCAATGTCGTCTTCATCTATATTACCAACATCAATTTTGAATACTTTCTTTTCACCTGCACGAATAATACGATAAGTTAACATAGCATCTTCAGCCATTACTAACTGTCTAAAAACTCTACGAACTTTATTAAGTACAGATGATCCATAAGGCAAATATTTATCGTCTCCAAGGAGTCTAAAATGAGCAATTTCAAATACATTGAATTCATCACCCGTCATTCTTTCTTTGAATTTCACACTTGGTTTACCATTTTGAATTCTTTCGTATCTTTCAATTTCATAATTAACCAATTGTTTCACATGAGTAATACCTTTTTTTCTTTCACCATATAATAAAACAAAATTATCACCATATTTAACTAAGTTTCTTACCCAGAAAGGTAAATTAACATTTACGTTTAACGTATCATAAAAAAATTCTTCCAAAAGCATTTTTATACGTTCTTTGTTACTGTAAATGTTAAGCATTTTACCATTTAAACCAACGGTGGTTGTTTCTTCCATAAATAAATCCAATGCACTTGAAATGATTGGATAATATTCCATGCCCTCATAATCAATGTATGCAGGCAGTCTTGCTGCCTCATACTGTAATGCTTTTTGGAAACCACGATCGGTTGTGCGAAAGAATTTATTTTGAAGTTCTCGTTTTTGTTGTAACTCCAGTCCCTTTCTGTGAATTTCTTCAGGTGATGTACCCTTAATGATGATTTTACTTTCTTTTGGAGGTGTACTTGCAGATACTGTTGGTTGCGCAGTTTGTAAGTCCATGCCACCAACATTCAAGAACTGAGTAAGTTGTTGATATATTGTTCCACCTTTTTTTTCGTCAGCCATTTTTATAAATTTTTATACTTTTTTATAAATACTAAAATTTTTATGAAAAGTTTATAAACATTTGTTATAAATACTTTTTTTTCTTATATTTGTGTAATTATTTAAATATTTTAATGAAAGCCAGTAAGTTTATTGAAAAAGCTTGTATTAAACACAATAATAAATACGATTATTCTCTAGTAGTTGACACTATATCAATAAAAGAAAAATATCGGATAATATGCGACATTCATGGTATTTTTGAACAAAGAGGTGACGCTCATTTAGCAGGACAAGGATGCGGAAAATGTGGTAATTCTGTTTTAACTGATATTAACGAATTTATTTTAAAAGCAAATAATGTACATAATGATAAATATGATTACTCTTTAGTAGTTTATATTAATTCTAAAACACCAGTAGATATTATTTGTCCTATTCATGGTTTACTTCAACAAACTCCCGATAATCATTTATCTGGTCATGGTTGTCCTAAATGTGGTTTTGAAATAAGTGCAGATTATAAAAAAAATATTGCTAAAAATACTTTCGTAAAAAAATCGAATTTAGTTCATAATAGTAAATATGATTATTCTCTAACTAAATATATTGGTGCACACGATAAAATTAAAATAATATGCTCCAATCACGGTATTTTTGAACAGACACCAAATGATCATTTAAATGGTAAAGGTTGTCCTAAATGTTGTCAGTCAAAAGGTGAAATTAAAATAATAAAATATTTAGATGAGAGAAATATAAAATATAATTATCAACATAGTTTTCATAATTGCAAACATATTAATAATTTAGTTTTCGATTTTTATTTACCAGAATATAATGTGTGTATTGAATTTGATGGTATTCAACACTTCGAACCGATTAATTATTTTGGTGGCGAAAAAGAACTAGAATTAGTGCAAAAAAGAGATCGAATTAAAACCGCATATTGCCAAGAGAATAATATTGGTTTAGTTAGAGTAAGATTTGATGAGAATATTAATAATAAACTCAATAATTACATAAATATTCATTAAACTCAATAATTACATAAATATTCATTAAACTCAATAATTATTCTATTTCCCCTTCAAACCATTAAATAACCACGCATTTGCTCCATAAGGATTTAATGGTGATGTACTATTGGGTGAAATCATTGGTCTATTTTTTACATTAGCATCTTTAATGGTTTCTGTATTGCCAGTTCTGCTATTTATTCTCTTTCCAATCTCATTCATTTCATTGACAGTAATTATAGCATTAAGCATTTTTTCAGTAATACCTTTACTTTGTTTATAACGTGCCATATCAAAATTAAGTACATACAAACCAAGTGATAATCCCATAATTGAATCATCATGAAATGAACGTTTATGATCTGCAACACGATTACCGGGGACGGTAACAAAAGTTTTCAGTTCATTCAATAATCTGACTGAGTGAATAATAACATCTTTTAAATGAATTGATCTTTGTAATTCAAGAACTACTGAAGCACGATTAGTACCGATGAAGAACCCCGGGATTAAATCAACGTTTATAACCGTTCCATCAGCCATAGTTTTCTGACCCTTTTTGATGTAACCCTGTAATCTGTCTCTACTTGGTTTATGTGTTACTTCTGCATGATGAACATTTTCATATCCATATTCAAGTAATTTTTCAACTGTTTGCACACCATAACCACCAGTAATATCAACTATTGCATATGCATTATTATATGCTTTACCATATATAAGTGCAATTTCAGCAAGCATTTGTGGTGTTACTTTACCATAATATTCCGCAACCTGTTCAACTCTATGCCTTTTTATTTTATATTTTTTAGTTTTTCCGTTCTTTGTAATTATTTTTTCTTCTATAACTTCCTTTGTTTTAAGCATATTCAAAGTAGAATTATCTTCTCCGTGCCCGGGTGATGCATCCAGTGCCATAATATAGTCTTCACCCACAATTGGGTCTTCCCAAATCCACATGTTTTTATCGATATATTCTTGTTTTATTGGTGGTAATATTTCTTCATCCTGAATACGTTTAAGATATTCTTCTGCAATAAAATTATCACCAGAACCAAGAAAACTGCAATTATGATTTGAAAAACCGTTAGCAATATATTCGCAATCATCTGAGTCAACAATATCATAAAAATCACAACCTTCAATAATTTCTACTGATTTAACAAAAAAATCTCCGTCAATCGTTGAAATATAAGCGATGTTTGGTATTAAAGATTTCGCATACATTTCTTGTGAATTAGCAAGAAAAATATGTTCTTCACTAACAACAATAGACATGTCGTTTTCTAAAGTTATTTTATAACCAATATCTTTATGTGATTTTTCAATTCCAAGAAAGTTTACAAAACTTCCAGAACTGTTTAATATTTCATATTCATCATTAATTATCATTGTAAAAAATTAACGCATTTATCAATTATTTCTTTTGATTTTTTATTTCTATTATATTCATCTGACGTAACTACCATCACTTCAAATCCCATATCTTTTAATATTGAATATCTTATGTCGTCTTTATTTTTTGAGTGCCAATAATTGCCATTATATTCAATAATTTTTTTATTTTGTTTAAAATCTAATATCATAACGGTGTTCTCATATTTATATTTTAATGGTATTCGTATTACAAATTCTTGATTTAATTCATAAAAATATGTTTTATTTTTATATGATAATTTTTCATATATCTTCCAAAACAAATCTTGTGAAATTTTACTATATTTATTTGCTTTTAATTCGCATAACTTATTCATTTTTACAGTAACATACTCTTTATAATTTTTTTCTCCCAAATCATCACCATATTTTAATATGAACCACTGCAAACCATTACATTTATTGAGCTTAACCTTAGAGACACGCAAATCATGATACTTATTCCAATCAACTCCATATTTTTTCTTAAACCATTCTATCGATGGATATATAGGTTCACATTGAGGGCAAACAATATGAAAACAACCTTTATTAAATTTCCAAAATTTATTACATTTATGTTCGTGGCAATATGTGTCGATATTATTTACAAATATATAAAGTCTCATTGAGAATTTATTTAAATTTCGATCCAAAGAATTCAATTCTTGGGTATAATGATATAAACTTAGGTATAATTTTTTATTGTCTCTTAACAACTTACGATTACCTGCCTTACCGAAATAACTAGTATAATTATTTTTCAATAAATTAAGTGTTTCTTCTTTTGTATAAATTCC